CAAGCATTAAAGAATTTTCTCCTCTGAGAAAAGTAAGATCCCTTATTGCCATTATTATATAAAATCTATCTTCTTGTTTTAGATCTTTATAACTAACAACCCCTTCTCCCGGGAAATCTATCCTTAAGCATCTTTCTAGGATAAATGATAACTTTCTTTCTATATCCAGAGAATCATCTTCATCTATAGTAGAAAAATGTCTTATCTCTTTGACATCGCAAGGTCTTATCGCCATTCTTGTTCCTTCAGGGTAAAATAATCCTTTCGAAGGTAAAAGGTGTGTTGGTAAATTTTTCCAGTGCACTTCAAAAACTGCATCTTTTTTTACTTCTTGCGAAGGAGGAGTAACGTATTCTTCTCTTTTTGGTATTTGAATAGCAGGTTGGGGTTCTTCTTTTTTTTCAACGGGAAGAATAGGTTCTTGTATTTCTTCTTTTACTTCGGTAGAAATTCCAGAAGGGGTTTCTTCTTTTTGCGGAGAAGGAACAATAGGATCGTATTCTAATCCTCCGGCTAATTCTTTACTTCTTAATAATTCTTCTGGCGATATTCCTAGTATGTTATCCATAATTTGTGTTATTTATATTATATAACAAAACACAAAAAAAGAGACAAATTTATGTCTCTTTTTTTAAAATATTTTTATTTTAAAAAATTATAAGAACGTATCAGTCCAGTAATCACATATCCAAGAAAGAGATATGCTATAATTAGATGCTTGCTCATAATCTAAGTCCATTGCAGGAATAGCTTCAGAAGGAAAACAAGAAGGAATAGATACTCTTCTAAATACGTCACCTCTTTTATTGAATATAGAAATAACCATAGACCCTACATAATCCTTTTTAAGACCCATAGCTCCGGTAAGAGGATTGTATATAAGATCTGACCACTGTCTAAGAATTTTATATACTTCCATTGAATTACTTTCTGGATTTAAGTTAACCTCAAACTCCATAGATACCGTCATATCTGTGGTCGAAGGTTCTCCTCCAGCATATCTTCTAGTAGCAAATTTATAATTTTGATCTATAGTTGCAGAAGGAGCAATGTCAACAGCCAATCCGGAAAGACTTTTAATCCCTTGAGCCAAGATTCCTTCTCCTTTAAATCTTTGAGCAGCAAGTGGAATTCCTGCAGGAGGATTTATTATAACCTCGAATTGGTTAAGATAAACAGGTTCGTAGTTATTTCTAGAAGCTACTGAATTACTAAAATGTGGAAGTCCAGCCATATTAATTAAAAATTATAAAAATAAATCATCCCAATAATCAACAGCAAATTCCATGTCATTAATTGTGTATATTCCCTCGTCGGTATAATTCAATCCCATTTCAGGAAGAGCTTTTACAGGGAATACATCTCTACAATTAATTCTTCTATAGACATCCCCTTGTTTATTAAAGATAGAAATTAAAATATTTCCAGTATAATCTTTCTTAAGACCCATAGCACCCGTTAAGGGATTGTAGATCAAATCTGACCATTGTCTAAGGGTTTTAAAGATATACATAGAGTTAGCATCGTTTAGGTTGACCGTAAATGAAATACTAACGTTCATTGTGGTTTCAGAAGGTTTAGCTCCTGCGTAGTTTCTTTTAGCAAACTTATATTTCTGGGTAGCTAATCCTGGATTTTTATCTACGGATAAACCACTAACTTTGGTTACGTGTTCTATCAATAGACTTCCTCCGCCTACGCCATTAGGACAAGTTATTTGTGCCTCGAATTGGTTAAGGTAAACAGGTTCGTACTTATTTAACGAAGCCTGTGAATTTGAGAAATGTGGTAGTCCTGCCATAATGTTTTTTAGTATATTTATCTAATTTCTAAAAAATCCAAAAAATTAATTCAATTAAACAAATTGAACAAATCCTCCAGAAGCAATACCTCCAGTTCTGGTAACAGTAATTCTATTTATAAATTTCTGAATTCCTCTAGCTGGTTCTATAATAATATCTATAATACCCATGTTCATATCTATGATAGCTGGAGTATTATTAGAAGTATCCATAATAGTTTGGTAAGCATAGATTCCACCCCCTGATTGAACTCCATCTAAATAATTATCTACTAAAGTTTTAATTTCAAGTCTGATTGAATCCTCGTTAAAATCAAATAAATAGTTAGCAAGTATTGATTGAACATCGGTCTCAACCGAAATTAACAGATCTCTTACATGAAGAAGATTAAATGCTGAATTTACTGTTTGGTATGCTGTTTGATTACCAAATATAACAACACCTATTCCTGTTCTTTTGATGATAGGGTTTATTCCGAAAGGTTCTAAATTTCCTCTATCCTCGTCAGTGAAATCGTATTCAACTCCTACTATAGTTCCTCCAGAAAGAACTCCTCTCTTTTGTCCTGCAACTATAGCATATGGTTCTCCTGCTGAGAATTTTCTAACGTAGTTATTAGAAACAAAAGCTGCTGGCGGTACATTTATATTTCTGTTAGATTCTCTAATCGTAATATAAGGAGAGAAGAATCCACAGAATTTAGATCCATCATCTTCAGTAGGTAAACTGAATGTATAAGAAGGATTCAAAGATAGATTACCTCCGTCTGCAATATATCTAGTTTGTAAAGCCGGAAAAGGATTTACTGCAGTAGGTGCGTCTGTAAATCTAGGATCTACACTATTTCTAAATTGGGTAATCGAAGGAGCATTGATTAATGCCATTGCCTGCTGTCTGTTTTTAGCAAGTAAACTTAATTGGTATTTAGAATTAGGTAGGATTTGTCCAGAGAATGTATCTACGATATATCTAAAGCTAATTATATCTTTAGCTGCTAAAGTTTTAGCTATATTAGTATCGAACATTACATCTAATATTTCAGAAACTCTAGCATCAGTACCGTTAGGTCTATGAGATTCTTTCATTGTAAATCCTGAAAGATATGTAAAATCAAAAGATGTAGTAAATTCAGGTATAGATTTGAATTTCTGTACTCTTTCGCTAGTAAGTCCAGAATAATAAAGAACTGGTCTTGCGCATATTACTCTATATACGCCGGAAGTAGTTGTTGATGCTACTGTAGTAATCTTGCCTAATCTGCTTTGCTGATTTCCTGACGGAGGAACACATATATCAAGATCCATAGATACTATTAAATCTCCTACCGAAAAAGGAACATTTCCGTTAGCATCTTCACTAACATTGAATGTTGTGGAATTTATTTGTGTTACGTCTACATATTCTGATATTCCTCCTGCTTGGGAGATTATATCTATTTTTTGATCTGATACTGGAAGTCCCGAATTATCAGAAGCATAAGATGGATTTACCCCTCCTCCGAATGTAGCTATATTCGTAATTGTCGTATTGTTTCTAGAAACATTTGTAAATGCTCTAGTGTAAACTAGATCGAATCGATCTCTATCTACGGTTTGTTGGAATCCTACGTACTGAATTGAAGATCCATCATCATTCAGCCATATAAGATCGCCATCAACAATTTCATTATATTTATTATCTTGATAAAGATCAGATGCATTGTATCCTAATAAGACATTAGATACACCAAGAGGCGCATTCGGACCAGTTACTCCGCTAGGAGTAGAAACACTAACTATATCCAGATAATCAGAATTACCAAATTGATAAGAATTTGTATAAAAAGGTCTATTACTTCCAGAAGCTCCAGTATTATAAGATGTTAAATTGTATGTAGGACTTACACTTATTCCCTGAGCTCTGTAAGAAGCTGTATCCAAAGGATGGCTAAATATTATTCTTAATTCGCCGCTAACCTCTGTGGTCCCAGTTATTTTAAGTTTAACTAAATCCCCTTCTTGATATTGATTTATTAATGATCCAGTTAAACCTGCAATTCCCTGAACAACCCCAAGAATAAATTTCTGATCGTTCGAAGAGTTTACCGTTAAAAATTCTTTTAATAAGGTTTTTTGTGAAGCAGAGGATATACCCCCAGTTGCTCCTGTAATACCTGAAGTTTCTAAATAGTGTAATCCCCCGTCGTAAGAATTAGAATTATAAGCTGCAAAGGATTGATAGATAATACCTGCAGTTGCTCCGGTAACACCCGGGGTCAAAGAGAATAAAGTACCAACTTTAGCTCCTGTCGTAAAAACAGTTGCACCTGCTGGCGTAATTGGAGGAAAAGCAGCCGATCCTGTAACTCCTACAACATTTTGGGTGTATAAATAATCTGCAACTAGAACTTGATCGTAGCTTAAAAATTTAATTCTAGGAGTTGCCAGATCTCTATTTCCGCTAAGCTCATCTATTAGGTGATTACCTACTAGATCTATTTTATATGGGCTATTGCATATATCGTCAAAAGCTTGCTCGTCTATAGCACAGAATAAACCTGTTGAAGGGGTGTTCTGGTTTACTAAAGTTTGGATATATTGGTTATTTCCATTAAGATCTACGAAATCAGGAATAATACATCCAGTAACCGAGGTTACTATATTTACATCTTGGTTAGCTAAGAAATTATCAATTTGACTTTTTACAAAACCATTATTTGTAAAATATGAGCTCCACTTAGGATCCAAAGATAAAGCTTGATAATTTGTCCAATCTCCGGAAACTGCAATTACATCAATAAAATAATCTGAAATGTAATCATAAGGGTGCATAAAAGAAGGAACGTTATTTGCCCCATACCAGTCGATTGCAAATATATTAAACCCTAATAAAGGAGTATTAGAATCTGTAGATTTTCTAACTATAATACTCATAGGGCTTTTTCCCAGATTAGTCAAGTTGAATAATTTTCCTTGGTCAGCTACACTTAAAGTAGCTAGAAAATATTCAGGATCCGGAAACCAGAATCTTTCTTTATTGTAATAAGAAGAATATAATCTTTCAGTAACTACCCCATTGTATTGTTCGGTGTCTAAGGAAAAAGATTTGTATGTAACTTCGTCTGGGGATGCACTGGATTCATCATCATTTAATTTAAGAAGATTCAACGCAAAAACAGGTCCCTGGCTCAAACAAGTAAAAACTGATCTGTGGAAGAAAGACCCTTTATTTTCTAGGGATCTATCTATGTCTCCAAATATAGCGATCATTGTCGTAGCATCCGGTATATAAACCGGAGTGTTGAAAGGACCAACATTAGAGAATCCTACAACTAAACGAATTGTTTGAGATGTTAGTATAACATTTTGGGAAGCGTCAAACTCCAATGTATAAACTCCAGAAGCTTTAAACTGAGAGTAGTCGATTTTAATTTTACTTGCCATTATAAAAATATATTTTTAGTCAGTGTATATATCGTATTTGATTTCAATTTCCTCGGAAATATAACAAAATCAAATCAAACCGCTAAAATCCTTATAACTTTTACCTTCTTTAGTTACGTAAATATTTTTAGATCCTGTTTCCGGATCAAATTCTGAAGAAGATATTCCTTCTATTTTATTTATTATTATGTTTTTATAATCGTTATCTTCCAATTCATCAAAAAGTTCTCCTACCATCTGTCCAAAATCGTATCCGTCAAAAAGTCCAGAAAGATTAACTAGAGTCATAGCAACATCGTCGTGACCGCTTTGTGCAGAATAGGTTCCTCTAGAATTAAGACCAAAAGTAAATAACTCAAGTACTGTATATTTTTTTTCTGTTATTATTATCCTATCTCTCCTTACTAAAGATCTAAGTAATTCACAGTATTTCATTTTTATTTTTTCATTATATTTTATACCGGGCTTAGCTATTCTAGCATTCTCGGTATGCTTAGTAAAAAGAAACATTTCATCGTAAAAATCATCCTTGGATATTAATTTTTCATAAAACATATCTCCTTTATAATTCATTTCTAAAGCTATTTTAACCCTATCCTCCGAAAAAACTTTAAGGATTAATATAGTAACCATCTTTATAAAATCCTCTAGATTTATATTATTTTCCCTAAATAATCCAACTTGGATTAAGCTAAAAAAATCGGATTCATCCTCGAAATCATTTATTTTTTCTATCACATTTTTAGGAAGAGGTGAAACTTTAAAGATGTTTAGTACCGTATAATCTCCTTTATTGCCTTCACTAAGATCTATGGAAAAAACAAATCTTTTGCCTACTTGATCGCATTCATCTAAATTAAATTTTGGATGCCATATTAAATTTTCGTAACTTATTTCGGTATCATGTAAACATTCTATTTCTCTCCAGAAAAATTCGGATTCGTTTTTTTTAATTTTTTTTAATTCATTAGAACCTAATAGAAGAGTAGAAGAACTTAAAAATTGATTACCATATTCCTGATTAAAAAGTTCTTCACTACCTAGGTTAGCAATCTCTTTCTGTCTCCATTCTTCATCTCTTCCTGGTACTTGCCACCAATCTACTCTTATTGGGTTAAAACTATTTTTTCCTTCTAAAGCTAACTGATAAATTTCATAGAATTTATTCATTCCGTTAGGGGTAGAAGTTATTATAATTCTAGAAACTTTAGAAGAAGATACTGTAGGGTATGTTGATCTAAAGAAAGCTTCTATAAAGTTAGGGTTAATATGAGCAAACTCATCCATATATAGGAAGTGGATAGTAAAACCAATACCTGATGTTTTAGTGGTGGTTTTAGCTAGAATTCTACATCCGTTATCAAAT